TCAGCAAGTCCCGGTATTCCACTAATTTTACCAAATATAGTTTTGAATGAACCAAAACCTAACGCAGATGCTACAGCCGATATTGCTGTCATGATTGCAAGTTGTTTAATTAATTGTGCAATAACTTTTTTAATACCTTTAAGAAAAGAACCAAAACCTTCAGGGTCATTTAATGCATCAAAAAATAAATTCATACCAAACGTTACAGCATTTGCAATTCTAGCAAATTGCTCTTGTGTTCTTGTTGCCTCACCAACCGCTGTTCCATATTCTAATAATTCAAATTTATTTTCCTCTACACCTTCTCCTAATTCTTTAAATGTTGTTTTAAGTAGATTTGCAGTATCATTTAATAAAAATAACTCAAACTGAACTTCATTGGTAATCTCTGATAAATCTTTGAAGTTTGTTTTAAAAGTTTTATTAAATTCTTCCAAAGTATTGAATACTTCTTTAGGTTTATCCTCTCCTTTTTCAAATGTTAAAATATTTGCAAGTAACAAATCTTCTTGCTTATCTTTATCATCACCTAATAATGAATCAAAAGGAAGTGCAAACAATTTTTTCATTTCTTTAGATGCTTCTTTTCCTGAAGCAGTAAATTCATCTAAAGATTTTTTATTTGCATCTATTTGTCTTTTTAAATCCCCACTCGGACCACCTACATCACCTAAAATTTGAAAAGTAGAAATTAAACCATTTAAAGCATCAGTAACAACTAATAATGCACCTTGAAAAAATGGTATTGTATCATTCCCTAATTTTGCTATAGATTTATCTAATTTTTGTGATACTGATTCTTCTACAACTTCAAATGCTTCACTTGTAGCATTTAATGAATTTGTTAAAGAATTAAATATTTCTGCTGTGCCTTCTGCATTAGCACCCATTAAATCTAATACTCCTGATAATGCTCTTACATTACCAAAGACTTTAGAAGATGCTTCATCATTACCTTCAAAGTTTTTTTGTAATGTTTGTAATGTAGATAATAATCCTTTCTCTCTTAATTGTAATCTTAATTCTTTTGAAGATAAACCCATTTCTGACAACGCTTCTTCTGCTTGTTGAGTAGGTTTTAATAATGATGCAAGTATTCCTCTGACTTGTGTAGATGCCTCTGCCGCATTAGTACCAGTTCTTGAAAGTGCCGCAAATGCCGCCCCAACTTCATGAAACTCAACTCCCATTGCTGAAGCTAATGGTAAAACTCTACCCATAGATTGAGCAAGTTCACTAGCCTCTAGCTTACCTTCTCTAACTGCTGTAACCATGACATCAGTCGCTTCAGTTGCAGAAAGGTTTGCAGAGCCATACGCATTGAGGGCAGATGTCGCTAAATCAGATATTGTCTTAGTTTCACCTAATCCAATAGCCGCTGCTTTTAATGATGCCTCTAATACTTCCATTGCATCACTACCTCTTAAACCAGCAGATGTTATGAAGAAAAGTGCTTCAGCCGCCTCATTTGCACTTCTTCCAGTTTTAGTAGCCATCTCTAAGGCTATATCACCCATTTTATCTACTTCATCTCCAGCAATACCCACCAATGACTTTATCTGTGTCATTGACTTATCAAATTGTTTAGCAGTTCTCAAACCTTGTACTCCAGCACCAGCTAAAGCACCAACAAAAAGTAGTTTTAAAGTAGAAGTAGCACTTTTGATTTGTGATTGAAAACCAGTAAGGGATTTTTGTGATTGATTTATTGCACCCTTAAATCCTTTGGCATCCCCAGTAACTCGATAGTGTAATTGTTCTTGATTCATAAGAAATATTTAAGAACAAATATAAATATTTTAGAACTTACGTTTTTTTCCATTCTTTAATACTATTCCATTTATCTATTAATGAATCTAATTTCTCTTTAGATAATGGTTTTGCTTTAGGCAATTCTATGATTTTATCTTGTGGTAGTTTGAATAATTTACTAGGCTGTATTCTTTGTGATGATTTAGTAGCTTTTAAATTAATCATCATTGTAGCTACATATCTTAATCTCTCCCATTCTAAATTTTGTTTTATTTGGAATGATTCAGAAAGTCTTACATTCTCATTTAAAGTGTTTTTCCAAAAAGTATCAGGATTGATACCACATTGACCAATATAAAAGTCTAGGATTAACTCCCAGCCATCATTATCTACTTTTTTTTTTGATTCTTTTTATTTCTTTCTATTCCCATGTTAAGGTCATTACCTAGTATTCTAGATTGGGAAAGTGTATTCATAACTTTGGTAAGTTGCTCTGAATCAAAATCTTCAAGCCAAGAGCCAACATCATAAATAGTATAATCAATATTGTTTCTTTCTTCTTGGTCATAAGCAATTAAACCTGAATAAATTAAAGACCTTATTGTAGAAACATTAATTCCTTTAGTAAAGAACTTATCTAAATCATTAAGACCTATGTTTAATGTGTCAGTAAAGTGACACCAAAAATTCATAGAGAAGTGGAGGGTTCTTAATTTCCCTCCAATCTCTACCTCTACGTAACCTCTTTTGCTATTCATTAAGTAAATCTACAATTAATAATTGTAAATTAAAAATTATGAATTAGTTCCAATAGTTACACTACCAGTTGAAGAAAAACTTCCTGAATATGTTACTGGAGATTCACTATCAGCACCATACTCTATTGATGTTAAAAAGCCATCACAAGAATAAACAACATCACCAGTTAAGGCAGTTGCAAATTTGCAATTTACTTTTGTTCTATTATTAATAAACACCATTAATTCTTCAAGATTTGTTGCATCATCGTAAGCTACAAAACCATCAAAACTAAAATCTAGTGACCTAGTTCCAGCAATAATTTCTCTATAACCACCTGAATCTTTTGATGTAGCGTCAGGAGTATCTAAAGAGTAACTGATTGAAGATGACGTTGCATGACCAATAGGAGAATAACTCCCACCATCAGCATTTTTGATACTTAATACAACGGTAGTTCCGTTCATTAAACCAGTTGAAGGCATAGTATTAAAATTTAATTGTTAAACATATAATACTACAAAACTAAAGAAACAATATTAAAATTATTTTGAATTATTCTGATTCTTCTTCAGATGATTCTTCTACAGGTGCTTCTACACTATCATTTTCAATTTGTAGTGTAACTGAAGTAGGGTTGATTTGTGATTCAATATTAGAATCTAAGTTGCTTTTTAAAGAAGCAACTTCTTCATCACCCATTGTAGTTTCTACCCAACCAGTAACAATAGTATTTGTTAGGTCTGCAAAAGGTATGAAGTTTTCAATATCATCTGTAGAAATAGATTGTGTGCCATATACAGAAGCAACGTATGGGTTACCCTCAGAATCTACATCTGAACTTGTAGCAGTTAAACGCCAATGAATGTTATATACAACATCAGTTTCATCATCAAAAGTTGGGTAGCAATCGACTGTCTTGCAATTCCACGAGTAAGTATTAGCCATAATTTTTTAATTTAATTTATACAAATATACTATTTATTTTTTTTCAATTCGTCTACTTCTGCTTTCAGTTCTTGTATTGACTTCAATAAGATAGGTACTAACTTACTATAATCTACTGATTGCATTTCTTCTGCATCTTTTTCACCACTAACTGCTTGAGGTAAAACTTCTTTAAGTTCGTGTGCCATTACACCATAACTTCTACTATCATCTGCCTTCCATTTAAAGTCATACATCTTAATCTTAGATGCAATATCTAAAGCATTGAAATCTTGTAAATCTTCTTTTAATCTGTAATCTGAAGAAGTATTGTATGCAGTTGAAGTACCACTTGTTGAAATATTACCAACTGTACCATTTGTATTATCAAAATATACAAGACCTACAGCAGAATCTGAACTTGAACTTAATATTAAATATTTTCTATCTACACTAGAATCTACAAAAGCTGAACCACCACTACCATTTGCTGGTACTGAACTATTTCCAATCAAAACATCACCCCCACTTGTAATACGCATACGTTCTGAACCATTAGTAGCAAAAAGCATAGCGTTATCATTGTGTTTATAA